TATGTTAATTAAAAAAAAGTAACATAACATGAAAGTAAAAACGGAAATAAAATCTGAAGATAAATCTGAAGATAAATCTGAGGCGGATTTTATTAAAGCAGAACATACACCGTCATTAAATGATAAAGGTGTTTTTTTTCCATCCGTACAAGAACAGTTACTGACAGGCTTCACACCGGCTAGTGTCAAAAATATATATGATAACATCAAAATAGGCATGTTATTGCCTGACTGTGCTAAGTTACTAAGGCTTCCCCCAGAAAGATTAAAGAAATGGTACACATCTAATTATTGTAATTTTCAAGTAATCATAGACGAGGCGTTAGCTACTAATAAACGTATTCATGTCGGTAGAATTTCATTAGCTAATAATGCCCTACACATCAAAGCCTCAACATGGTTGTTAGAACGTAAGCACAAAGAAGAGTATTCCAAAGAGATAACAATTAATGTTAATCATAATGTTGTAATGCAAGCTGTTACTGTATTCACTGATGTATTAACCAAGTACATACTTGACCCTGATATATTGTTACAAGCTGGTGAAGAGATGCGAAGTAAATTTGCTTTAATGTCTCCACAGACTGAAGACATTGAACACACTGTTACGGAAGACAATACACATCATGAAAACAACTAATCCATTTGCCTTAATGGGCAATTCAACGTTTGATAATTTACAAAGGTTTGTTACTAATAACAGTCTACGTAACATAACCATTGATAAATTTTTTGAACAAAGAATAAGAATTAAATCATTACATAATGAAATTACATCTTTAACTCCAAAGCCTATACAAACACTGCACCAAAGCAAAAAAGATAAATGTATTAAAGATGGTAAAAAAGCTAGATACCTATTATTAAAGTATAGGCGTGGAGGCTTTACAACATGGGAGCAAGCCCTTTCATATAGGCAAGTAGTAACTCAACCAAATACATCATGTGTTACACTAAGTGACACACAAGAAAACACTAAGACCATTTTTAGAATGGTAACATTAATGTCCGATTTAGATGTACAAAAACCTCCTAGTTTAATGAAAAGCAAATCACATATAGAAGTGCCTGCTTTAAATACTTATTTTCATGTTGGTACTGCTGGAGCAAAAGCATTCGGCAGAGGTGATAATTTGAAAAGAGTACATGGTTCAGAGGTTGCACATTGGCAAGGTGGTTATGATGTTATTGATAACCTTGTAGCTGGGCTGACCGAAGCGGCTAGATATGGTGAAGTTACATTTGAGACTACTGCTAATGGTGCAAGTGGTTGGTTTTATGAGATGTATAAAGAAGCGATGGCAGGAGAAAACAGTTGGAACCCTTTATTTTACGCGTGGTATATGGACAGCGAAAATACATTTTCTGACTATGATATACTTAAACAAGAAGAATTTTTCGACACTATACAAGATGAAGAAAAAATATTAATGGATAGTAAAAACTTAACTATAGGTCAGATGTTATGGAGGCGTGATAAAAAATTTGAACTAAAAAAACTATTCGCGCAAGAGTATCCAGAAAATTGGAATGATGCTTTTTTAGTCAGGGGATTTAGTTTCTTTGATTTTTCAATGTTGAGTAATTTAGCAAAAAATGTAAAAAATCCTTTAAATCAACGTGATAGTATAATAATATGGATTGAACCTGAGAAAGACGAAGAGTACTCAGCAGGTGCAGACCCTGCGGAAGGTAATGAAAATTCAGATAATTCGGTAATGGGTATTTTGAATAAAAAAACAGGAGAGCAGGTTGCGGTACTGAGAGGTAAGTGGAGACCTGATGTATTTGCTAGGAAATGTATAGAGTTATGTAATTATTACAATGGTGCTTTGTTTGCATGTGAGGTTAATAATCACGGACATAGTGTATTAAATACGGTAATTAATACATTACATTACAAACACCTTTACTATAGATTAAAACCATTAGACAAAGATAAATATGGCGGAGATAAAAAAGAAAAAGTTGCTGGCTGGCATACAAACGGTTCGACCAGACCGCTTTTGCTGGACGACCTTAATGAGGCTTTGGAGCATGATTACATGGTTGTTAATGACACTATCTTTATCGCTGAATGCAAAACATTTGTTGACAGAGGTGGTAAATACGAAGCAGATAAAAACCAAAAAGATGATAGTGTTATTGCGTGGGGAATTGCTTGGCAATGTCGTAAGCAAAAAAAAGCAACTTTTTACATAGGATAGCGATGTATGTTTAACTTAGACCCTAGTTTCTCTAAAATTATAAAATCATCCTTTCCTAACTTAGACCCTAATTTTTTTAAGTTCGGTCAAAACTCCTCTTCAGACGATTCGTCAGTTATAAAGCATGTAATTGATAGTCCGTATTCAAACAGTATATGGGTATACTCAGCATGTAATGCTATAGCTGGTAACTTGTCGCAACTACCTAAACGATTAGATTTAAACGGCACTACTGAGAAAGAGTTAATAAGCAAACATAATTTATTAAGTCTGTTTAAAAAACCCAATAACATGATGTCGCAGTCTGGTTTTTGGGAAACAGTTGTACTTAACCTGCTCCTACCTACCGCTTCAACTAAAGGAGGTCAATGTTTCTTAATTCCAGAAAAAAAAGGCGGAGGAGCATGTAACTTAGAAAAAGGTGAAATACCACAAGAAATATATCCTTTTTCTGACAATTACATAAGACCTGTACTAGAGGAAAAAACTAACATACTAAAGGCGTGGGTGTTGCGTTTGCCTCAACAGCCTGCAATAATATACATGCCTCATGAGCTTATAAGAATTTATTTAGTAGACCCTAAAAATCCACTTACAGGACAATGTCCTTTATGGGCTTCTATGAGTGCAGTTAGGCAAGACGCTAAAGCCAATGTTGTCAATGAAAAGTTTTTTGATAATAACGCCTCGTTGGGTGGTTCTTTACAAACAGATAAAGAGATGGGCAAAGATGAAATCGATGCAGTACTAACATCATGGCAAGCCAAATACGGTGGTTCTCAGAATACCGCAAGGACAGCCGTATTACATAGCGGTTTAAAGTATGAACAATTTCAAAGGACCCATGTAGACATGCAATTTATCGAACAGAAAAAACTATCAAGAGAAGAAATATTATCGGCATACAAAGTACCTAAATCGCAAGTAGGAATATTCGAAGATACTAACTATGCTACAGCTAAAGCATCAACAGTATTATTTTGGGATAATACATTAATCCCTTTAGATAATAAAATATTGGAGTGTTTAAATTCTCAATGGGTTCAATACATAGAACGTGATAAATATTTATTAGTTACAGATTACACAAAGGTAAAAGCTCTACAAGTTGATTTTAAAGATAAGCTAGAGCAAGCTGTTTTGCTGTTTAATTTATTAGTGCCTATGAAAGAGATTAACCGTAGATTAGAATTAACACTTAACTTGGAAGATTACGAATGGTTAAATACATCGCTAGTTAATTATGCTTTGACTCCTGCTGAAAACATTATAAATCCTCCAAAAAACGAAGATACAACAAACGAAGATACAACAAACGAAGATACAACAAACGAAGATACAACAAACGAAGATACAACAAACGAAGATACAAAATCACAAATGTATACATCAAAATCCATTGAAGATGTTGTTGTTACTATGCAATTAGCAGTAGAAGAACGTGAACTGTACGTAGATAATTACAATAACAAAGTACTAAAGCCAGACGAAGAGAAAGTATATAAAATGGCTACTAACTTTTTTATAAAACAACGTAACAAATATTTAAACAATATAGATACATGGTACAAAGATTTAACAGGTGAAACACTTAGTAAAAAATCTTTGTCGCTTACACCTACATTAAAAGAAGCAGACCCAGATGCAGACAATATAGGTGACAGACCATATACATCAGGAATGAAGCCTGATTTTTCAAAAATAAAGTTAAGTGTTAAAGTAGAATCTAAAGAGGTATGGAACTCAATAACACCTTTGTATAAAGACATGGTAGCTGGTGAAGCTATGCAAATGGCAGAAGAACTAGGTGACCTTACTAAATGGAAACCAGACAATAAAAAATTAGTGACAGCGATAGCAAACAGAAAACCTGACATAGTAGGTATACCTAAAACATCTAACATCAGAGTCAACAACATAATAAATAAAACATCTTCTTTTTCTATAGAAAATAAACTATCAGCAAGAGAAACAGCTAAACTTTTAAAGTCACAAATTAAACAACTAGCAGACAACCCCGCAAGAGCCAAAACAATAGCGAGAACAGAAGCTCATATCATACACTCAGAAACTAGAGCTAACATCATGTTAGAGTCTGGAGTTGAATTAATTGAGTGGTTAACAGCTAGAGACGAAAAGGTAAGAGGTGCTGACGATGTTGTTCCTTTTCCTCACACTGAGCTAGATGGTAACATCGTTAATTTAGCTGATGGTGAAATGTTTTTTAACGGTGAAAATATAAAGTATCCAGGTGCTGGCGACGCTAGTGCTGGTAATGTAATTAATTGCAGATGCACATTTAGAATGGTAAGGAGCAAAAAATAATGAAAAAAAACGAAGGTACAAACACAGACCAACTGCCTATAATACCAGACGAAGTATTACATGAATACTTTAAAGGTATTCAGTCTTCTGTTGTTATAGATGCTATTATAAAAAGCAAAACAGATAATAAAAACAGTGACTGTACTACTACTCAGAAACGTACAAACATTATAACTGAAACTACTATAAAGTCATTAGTTACAATGTCAGCGGATGAATGTATTCAACTTTGTAAAGATGCAAAGATAGAATACAAGGAAGGTTATGAACGTAGGGTATTGCACTATGTATGTTCTGATGAATCACCTGATAGATATGGTGATATTGTAATGCAAGATGGTTGGGAACTTACCAACTTTAATAGTAACCCTGTCATTATGTTATGTCATGATTATGGTGAACTTCCTGTAGGGGCTTCTTTACGTACATGGGTTGAAAATAATAAGTTGCAGATGTATATAATTTTTCCAGATGCAGATGTTAATGAAGAAGCTGACTGCGTTTTTAAAATGGCTAAGTCAGGTTTTATGCGAGCTGGTTCGGTTGGTTTCATTGGCAAATCAACAAAGATACCTACACAAGAAGAACGAGCACTACTAGGTATGTCACCGTGGGGAGTTGTATTCTTAAAACAAGAACTATTAGAATTTACCTTGTGCGGAGTGCCTGCCAATCCTAATGCTTTACAAAAAGCCTTATCAGAAAGTAACGGAGAATTAACAAGAAAAAGTTTTAAAGGCATAGTCAAAGACAGCATATTAGATACAATAGCAGATGAAATTATTTTAAATAAAAATTTGACTCCTGCACAGGAGAATATTAATATGCAAACAGAGGAAAAAGCGGGTGCTGTTTTATCTAAAAAAAACAAAGAATTAATTAAACAAGCGTGTGATGCTTTGACTTTATTGTTAGCATCATCCGAAGACGTTAGTTCAGATACAACAGACGAAGACGATACAACAGACGAAGACGAAGACGACACTACATATAATAAAATTTCAGAGGAAGATGTTAAGAGTATTATCACTATGTTAGGCGGTAACTCCTCAGAACAACCACCAAAGGAAACAAAAACTTTATATGAAGATACATTAACACTAACCACAGAACAAACATCACAATTAAAGGAGATTTTAAAATGAATTTTGACGAACTAAAAACAACCCTAGACAGCCACAAGAAAAGCATCATTGATGAGGTGGCATCACACAAAACTAAAACCGCTGAAGAGCTTACATCACTAGAAAAAAAATTAGATGAAAAAATTGCTTTGTCTGTAAAAGAACAAGTAGAACAACATCGTAAAATGGCACTTCCTGGACTTGAAGGTAAGGAAGCTGAAAAATTTTCTTTGTCTGCGGTTGTTAAAGCAGGTGTGAATAATGATAAGTGGGGCAGTGATGAAAATTCACAGTTCACTAAATCAGTTATCGAAGAGTTACATAAGAAATCCAACAACGGTTCTACAGGAACGGCTGGCGGTTATTTAATTCCAGATGAAGTTTCCTCAACCATTATTGATTTGGCATTGGCTAACATCCCTGTAATGGAGTTCAATCCTACTGTATATCGTGGCTTACGTGGTGAGTTACCTATGCCTAAACTAACAGGTAGACCAACAGCGTATTGGGTAGGCGAAGAAGAAGCACCAACCGAATCGACAACAACATACGGTGAAATCGTTTTAAGACCTAAAACACTAGCCGCACTTACAAAAGTAAGCGAAAGGATATTACATCAGTCAAGCGGTGTTATTGAGAACATAGTTAGAAATCAGCTTGTCAATGCCTTTCGCTTAGAACTCGATAAAGCAATGATAAGAGGTACAGGCACAGAGAAACAACCTAAAGGTATTGTTAATTACGCAGGCTTGACAGCAACATCAGCCATTGGCACAAATGGTGGTCGTTTCTTATTTGACAAAGCGGCTGAAATGATTAACAACATCGACGAAGCTGACATGTTAAAGCCTACAGGTTCTTTTGGTTTTTTAATGCGTCCTACTGTAAAGTTTGGATTAAAGACAGAAAGAGTAAAGCAATACTCAGGACAACCTGCTCCAGAAGGTATGCCTGTATTGAATCCGTTTACATCAGACAAAGACCTAGAACAAAACTTGAACGGATACAAACTAAGAACAACGACATTGCTGTTGAATAACTTAGTTAAAGGTTCTTCAAGTACATGCTCTAATGTTATCTTTGGAGATTGGAAACAGTTGATACTTGCTATGTGGCAGGGCTTTACCATTCGCTCTTCAACGGAAGCAGGTAACTCTACAGGTTCAGCATTTACTCAGCGTCAAATATGGATAACTGCCAGTCAAGATGTTGATGTTAATGTTATGGATGAAACAGGATTCACTGTTATTAGTGATGCTGAAACATTAAAATCCAATTGGTAATTGGTAGTAAAACCATAAGTTATAGCATAACATAATAACATAATAACATAATAACATAATAACGTAATAACGTAACAAACTTAAATAACATAACATCCTCTTAAAAATAAGAGGATGTTATTAGGAGAAAATAAAATGTCGGTAAAA